GCACGGGCAAAGGTCACTGCCTGCGCTTCCGGGGATTTAGCGATTGCCTTATCTGCTTTAGTTTGCAAGGCTGCCGTTGTTGTATGGATCATTTCAGGATAGCCTTTCACCACGATAGCTTCGACCTCCTCGGCTGTTTGGGCGGCATCGATACGGGATAGCAAGCTGTCTGTCACCCTGCCGCATTGCTCCGAATAGTCCGCTATTTCGTCAAGAGCAACCGTTAAGATATTCGAGGCGTAAAGATGACCGCTTACTTCGACTTCTTCCTGCCGGCCACACTTATCCTTCACTTGCAGGGTGTTCGAGACGTATGCGTCCTGTTCATCAATATAATAATGATGGATGTCTTTGTCGTAGATTTCTTGCCGTTTGGCATCACGGGCACGCCAGAGCTTTTCTTCCGGTGCCGGTTCGGGTTCCGGAGTGAGTTCCTTCCGCCAACATTCCAGTGGACTTGCCTCCGGATGGTCGGTGTGGAACTGTTCCTGTTCGGCGTCTAACAAGAGATATGCGCCGTCGTTATATTCTTCTTCCATTGTGCCTACCTTGTAGGAGTCAGGAAGGGGAGCGTCGGTCTCCCAGAATTGGATTTCTTTTTGGATGTATAGCATAATCAATTTAATTTTAATCCTTTACCGCCATTGTATAATTGATTTATCTCACTTCTGGATAATATGCGTTCAAATATGGAGACTTCACATATAAGTCCATTATATGATCGTTCGGTTACTGATGTGAAAAATATATCATCCAGACCTATGTAGAAGTGAGAACCTTCGTAGAATGGATCATTTATTGTCTTAACAAGTGTAGCATTTTCGTAAACACTCATCGTGTTATTATCGTAAGTTACCACATAATGACACCAAACATTGAATTTATTGGTTGTAATATTAATTCCATCATTAATATTTTGAATGTTCTTATACCTCATTTCAAGTCCATATCCTTCTCCGTCTTTTATTCGGCTTACTATAATTCCTCCGTATCGGTCTACTGATTCGTTATACTTTTTAGCCCACAGGGAAATACTATATGCGTTTTTCTTTACATATCCCGTTGTCGGTATCCTAATTCCAGAATCGTTTATAAAATACGCAGATTTATTTCCTGTAAAAATGCTATCGTCTTTCCATTGTACATTGTTTTTTAGCTCGCCTAATACCCCATTGACACATTCATACGAATCACCGTTCAATGGAAAGTAATACTTAGCATTCCACTGATTGGAAAAATCGGATTCGGTATCTTTTCCCGTCATCACCCGTCTCTTCATCTTTCACCTCCTTTCATTATACTCTCACGACAATTATCCCATGTTCTTTTTTCAGCGATACCCCTGTGGCTTTACCAGCTGGCAGTTTAACGCTTGTTTCCTCCGATTGCCAGCCCGAACCGTTTGGGATCGGTTGGTTAATCGTTGATCCGGTGTTGTTCTTAATGGACAGATAAAACTCCTGCATCTCCGGTACGCTTCCTATATTCGCAAAGTTGATCGCCTGCACAGATGTACTCGAATAGGCAAAACGCAGGTTGTAGGGCGAAGAGGGAAGCGATGACAAAGAACTAACATCGACATACTCTTTGAGCCGCAAGGAATCGGATACCTTTGTTTTCTCTTCGTTGCTGTAGTCATTGGTTGACAGACCTTTTCCCGTTACAGCTTCAACGACTTTCACCCATCCACCGGCTTTCCTGCCATACGCAGATGTGTCGGACGGAGCATCTACAGTGATTGCCCCATCCTTGCCGGGAACGCCCTGTATGCCCTGCAGACCCTGTTCGCCCTGTGGACCCGTTTCGCCTTTCTCGCCCTGCAAGCCCTGCGGACCTTGTTCGCCTCGTTCGCCCTTCGGACCCTGTGCGCCTGTTTCTCCTTGGGGACCTTGTTCGCCCCGTTCGCCTTGAGGACCGGGGACACCCTGCAAACCCTGTTCTCCTTTGGCTCCGGTTTCACCCTTTGCGCCTGTTTCGCCCTTGTCTCCCTTATCACCTTTTGCACCTTTAAGGTTCGGTGTGTCGAATGTTCCGGCTGCGGTCGTTATCTGGAGGATATATGTCGTTTCGTTATTGGTTTTGACACTGACCTGCATGTCCTGCAAAACAGCTGGAAGATCTGCAAACGTATGCGCTCCATCAGCCAGCTTCATGTTGAACTTGCCATTATCCAACCGTTCGAACAGCCACACCGATGCCGGATAGACCGTCGTATTGATTGCCCATTCAGCCGTCGTCAGTTCGATCTGTTGATAAATAAATGCTCCTTTCTTACTCATTGCTTAAATATCCTTGTTTGATGGTTCGTACTGATTCATTGTAATAATTGGCTCCTGTCAGATAAACATTACCAGGCAAGGCTGTACCGCTGCCGGATTCCTGCCACGAGGCTTTTCCCCCGGCAAGATCATAAAGCCGGTAGAATACATATTCGCCATCTTCCGCTACACGCACATCATCACCGATACGAAAATTGATGGTTGTACCGTCGGTATTGACATAGCTCAATGTATTTTCGTCCGGGATAGCCTCCAACGTCGGGATCTCCGGTTTGTTCTTGATGTAGTTCTTATTGACAGGATCGGTAACGTTCCAGTCGGGTTGTAGTCCACTGATGACTCCTTCGGCGGCTTCGGCTGCACGATTGGCGCGGTCGGCGGCTGTGTTGGCCTCGCCGGTTGCCTGTTCAGCATCAAGGATAACCTGGGCTGTCATCTGTTCCCGTTGTTCTTCCTGTGCCTGACGGGTTGTTTCGTTTGCCTGGCGGGTTGATTCCGATGTTTCCCGAAGTTGTTCTTCGATGATACGGGCTTTTTCTTTTTCGGCACGGATTGTTTCGGCTGAAATCCGTTCCTGTTCCGTTTGGACTCGTTCCTTTTCCTTGGAAATGCGCTCCTGTTCAGCTGTATCGCGGTCGGTCTCTTGGGCAATACGTCCCTGTTCAGCCTGGTCGCGGAGAGTTTCCGCTTCCTGGCGTTTCGTTTCGGACTGGTTACGCAAGGTTTCGGAGGCGACGCGTTTGGCTTCGTTGTCGGCTCGCTTCGTCTCTTCGGTGAATCGTGCCTGTTCGGCTTCGGATCGGGCGGCCTCGGCGGTGGATCGTTTCGATTCTTCTTCTATCCGGAGAGATTCGGCTGCGTGCCGTTCGTTTTCTTTGGAGATTCGGGTGTTTTCGTCGGCGATTCGTTGAATCTCATTCGCTTCACGAAGTTTTTCCGTTTCCTGGCGTAAATTCTCTATCTGGGCACGTTCAGCTTCGGCCTCTTTCCTGGCGGTCTCAGCTTCTATGCGCTTGCTTTCGGCTTCGGAAATAGCGACGTTTATCCCTTCAGCTTTACCGGCTGCCGAGTCAGCACGGGCGGCAGCAGAAAGGGCATTGGTGGCGGCTTTTCCTGCAGCCGAAGCTGCCGCGACTGCATCCTCATACGCCTTCTCGATCTCATCCAATGAAACTTTTACGCTCGTTTTCTTACCGTCAACGATCTGGTAACCCAACGTCCACAGCCCTGAGAAACTGACCGAGGTGGGCAGCTCGCTGATTTTTATTCTTTGTTCCTGTCCTGTCATTGCCTATTTCATATCTATAAAGTTCAGGCCGTCTTCCGTGACAATAAACATGTCATCTTCCGTGGCCAAGAAATAATCGGTTTCAAAGAGTCTGAACGAGGTGAATACCAAGGTCAGATCAAACTGCATCACCATCGGTTCGCCCAGCGTAAGCAGTTTGCAATTGCTCATCTTCTTGTAGTAGCAGGGATAGGACTTGCCAATCTCTTCTACAAAGAGCCTCCGTTCGCCCGGAGCGATCAGGTCGGCAAAAAAACTATCCCAGCACTGCCAAAAGGCATCTTTTCGAATAGCTTTTAAAAAGCATTTAAAAGTGACCTCTTTCGGCTGGAAGACCAAGTGTTCTGCATCGTAGATTTGCCCGTCAATGGAGGCAATCTTGCGCTGCAGGTTCACCTTTGCCGCCGGATTTCGCAGTAGGGCGTTCCGGCTCTCATAGACATACACGCCGTATCTGCCTATCGGTTTACCATCCAGTTTGTAGCGGCTTTCGGGTAACCATACGCCCGGATCACACACACCGGCTGTCGGTCTCACCGGAAGATCCTCGACAAACTTCAAGGTAAAAGAGGTCGCCGATGGATAAACCCGATTGCCGGGATGATCGGCGAGGCGCAGCTGCCATTCCCGTCCTAAAGCAGGCACCCGAAAGGTGTGCAGCCCTTTGTCTGAGAGGTAGGCAATCAGGTCGGAAGCCTGTGTGTTGCTATCCGAAAGGAAAGAGATGGCAATCTCCCGCGGCTGCAACTTCGGGTCGCTCAGATCCACCTCGATGCCATCCTCTTCAGGCCAATCGTTTTTTTCCGGCTCTTTCATTGCCGGGAAAGCGAGAAGGTCGTTATATCCTCCCCGCGTCACCCGGCAGCCGAAACGGCCAAGCACATTCAGATCATCTATGTATAGGTTGTTGTTCATTGCTTTCTCAGTATTAACCCACGGTTTTCGATATTCTGCAGCGAGCTGCGCGTCTGCCGGATATCCTTCTCGATGGCTTCGAGACGGTCGGTATTGCTTGCTATGCGTTGCAGTAGGGACAATCCCTCTACCAACTGCCCTTGGATGTTCGTCACCCCCTGATTAGTGCGGTCGGCATAGATCAGGAGGGCATAGAAATTGCCGTTCAGTTCGTCGGCACTGTCCTGACTCATCAAGGCTATGCCTTTGGCCGTAGAAGTGCGGTCGATCACGTCGCCGATGGTCGTGCCGGTCACCTGTTCCATCTGCTCCAGCTGCTTGGCTGCATCCTCGATAATCTTGTCATACTGTGCCTTCAGGCTGGCGATGCTTTCAGCGGTCAGCCCGTTTTGCGAGGCGGCGGCAAAGGATTCATACCATTTGCGGAGCGGTTCTTCCAGTGCCTTCATCTTCACCCCCTGCAGCACTGCATCGTTCAGCATCTTTTGGAAGTCGTCGGCAAAGTCCTTGGCAGAGCGTTTGCCCTCGGCAAAGCCCTGCAGGATGGTGTCGGCGATGGCGTTCGTATTCGTTCCGGTGAAAGCCTCCTTCATCTCTTCGTTCAGGTCGTCGATCATTCCGGCGACATCTTCTCCTTCGTCCTTCAGTTTCTGTAGTTGTTCGAAAAGCACTTTTGCTGATTCGGTCAGTTTGTCCTGCGTATAGAGCGATTCCATCTCTTCGTAGGTCTTGCCGGCGAGCGAGTCGTAATCGTTCCAGGTCTTCGCCTTGCGGAACCAAGTGCCATGCTTGTAGTGCGTAGCTGTGATATACTGCTCCTGCTGCAATTTCTCCCACACCTGTTTGTACTCTTTCTCTATCTGACCGGCTTGGTTCTTCAGTTCGAGAGACTGACGGTTGAAGTATTCGAGTGAGGTTTCGCCAATCTGCTGCTGGATGCGTAGCCGTTCGCGTAGGATGGCGTTATACTCCAACTCCTTCATGGCTGTTTCGACCAGATTCAGTTGGTATTCCGCCAATATCTTTTTGTTTTCTTCGACCCTTTTCTTAAAGCTGCCCACGATGCCGGTGATGCCTCCGATGATGCCCGAAGCCCCTCCGATAAGGTCACCGCTCATGATGCGGCCGATCCCGCCTGCCATATCGCCGACGCTGCCCACCAGCTGGGCGACAGTGGCAAGGGAGCTTCCCAACGCTTCGTTGAAGAGCTCGGCAGTTTCAGCAGCCATCGAGATGCCGTCAGCCACTTTATAGCACTCCTCGGCCAAGAGGCTTGCCTGGTCGGCATCCGAAAGTCTGTCCCACTGGTCGATCAGAAGGACTATCCCCTCGCGAGCCTCCTTGATCGGTCGGTTAAGCTCCTTGTCGATCTTCTCCTGCATTTGGTCAAGGTCGCTTGTGTCGAACTTGCCGAACGCCTTTTCCAACACGTTACGGTTGTCAAACTTTACATCGACTTTGATTCCTTCGAGTGAGGATTGCAGGGTCTCCATGGCGATCTTTTTCCCGGAAATGATGATCTGGTTCTCCATTTCCGCGACCTTCTCTTCGTATTCCTTGATCTGCTCGGCAAAGGCGGAACGGTCTTTGTTCGTTGTGGCAAGATCGCGCAGCTTCTTCATCTTTGCGATCAATTCGTTATAATAGGCAATCGATCCAAGCGGGGCCGGTTCTTTGCCCACTTTGCCTCCTGTGGAGCCAATGATTGCTTCCAATTTCTTCTTTTCCGCCTCTATTTCCTTGAGGGCCGCTTCATAGTCCTGTTTGTTGGTCAGTTTGTCCAAGGCAGCTTCTTTTGCCGCGATGGATGCTTTGATCGCTCCCACGCTTCCCTGCTCAAGGGTATGGATAGTCTTCAGATTGGCAGTTTCCAAGGATTTGCGCTCCTCTTCGCTGTATTCCAGCCCTCTTTCCAATACTTTGCGGGCTTCGTCGAAGAGGCTGTCTGCTTCTGCCTGAGCCTTCTTTTTCGAAAGGTTCTCACCCGACACATAGGTGGTCTGCCCGAACTGCCCGCCCTGTATGGCATAGCTCTGCGTATCAGCCATCCGGTCCACCTCCAGCTGCTTGCGGATCGCTTCGTTGTATTTCTCGGTGGCGAGCGTCATCGCGGCGGAGGCACGGGCACGCGCCATCACCGAGGCGACAAACGCCTCCTTGCCTTGGTTGAACAGGTTCTCGGCATCCGTCACCTTGCCGATCGAGACACCTAAGTGCTCGAAGGCAGTGCGGTTCTTTAGGAGGTATTGTTCTTTCGCCTGGATGTTGTCGCCCAGTTTCTCCCATTCGGCAGACATTCTCTGCAGTTGTGTGAGCGTCGTGGAGGATGTTTTGGCGACCGACTCCTGAAACTCCTCGAGCGTTTCCAAGGCATCGGCAAGCGACTGCCGGGCGCCGAACAGACTTTTGGTCCAGGCAGTAATCTCTTTGCCATAAACGGTCAGCAATGTGATACCGACGACGAGGGCCGTCTGCCAGCTGACGATCCCGCCGAGCAGCTGTTTCCAGACCGGCGTGGCCTGCTGTCCGGCCTTGATGGCTGCCTGATACTCCCGGCGAGCCATGTTGATGTTATCGACCAAGATAGGTAAGTTGTTCGAGATGGCGAGAAAGAACATGTTCGCCCCCATGGTGAGCGAGGGCAGCTCACGTGCCACCTGCTGGATCGACATCTGCAGGCTGTTGAAACCGGTTCCGGCCGTACGGCTGTACGCAGACAGACGGGTCTGCGCGGTCTGCAGTTCATTATCCACGCTTTGGATCTGTTCCAAAATTTCCTTTCCGGCCGAACCTTCACGGTCCATTTTGGAAAGCCGGGAATAGGCCTCGGTCAGTTGCTGCAACTTGCGTGTCAGGGCGACCACGCTGTCTGACGCCTCCTGTTCGGTGGCCATCTGCTGTTGCAGCTGCTGCATCCCCTGACTAATCACCACTCTTAGGTTGCTCTCCTGCAGCGCCAAGGCTGCTTTTGCCTGCGTATACCCCGAAAGGCTTATGGTCCCGGCCTCAAGCTCCCGGTCCAGCTGTTCCTGCATCGCGGAAAGCGAACGCAGACTGCTGATATTCTCCTGCATCGTCGTGGCGAGCTTGCGGCTCTCGGCGCTCATGGCGTTGTAGGCGGCCGAACTGTCGGCAATCAACTTTTTATAGGTCGTTGCCGCTTCGTCGCGCAGCCCCTTGATGCCGAGCGTCACTTTATTGACCTCTTTATCGAGGTCGCCACGAAATTCAAAGGTGATATATACGGGATCTGTCTGTGCCATTTGTCTCTTTTACTACTTTAATCCGAAAAATTCAAGCTCCTCCTCTTCGCTCTGGAGGGTCTCTTCCTTTTCTTTTTTCTTCCGCATCCGTCCCTGGTCGCTGATCATGGTCAAAACGACGCACCACGGGATACGGTTCATGATTTCATCATACGTGAATGCCCCCTGCTGCACGAGGGTGTAGATCTGTCCGAACGGGCTATGGGGAGGATCATACTCCTCCTTTAACTCCCGGTCTCTGTCGGCTGGCTCGCCTCCGTCGGCTTCATCAGGTTCAGCGAAGCGACCGATGCGATAATGCTCACAAAAGCCTCGCTCGTGCTCATCAGCACGATGATCCTGGCCAGTTCCGCCAATCCCTGCATCGGCATGTGTTGCCGGATATACCAGGCGAGTGGACGGTTCAGCAATCGTGCTGACCATGTGCCACGCAGCAGACCATAGGCGATGATCCGTGAGGTGGTGACGCCGTGCTTGGCGATCTGTTCCAAGACGCTGCCGAAGTTGCCGTCATGCAGGTGCTGCAGGTCGATCTCCATCCGCGTGAAGAGCGATGACATCCGGATAAGGCTGCCCGCCGTGGGCAGCTTCACCCGGATGGGTACCGTCTTGCGCCCGAAGATCCGGAGCAGCCACGGGGCAGGAAGGTTTATTTTGAGCCGCCGGTCCAACAGGGCGTCGGCGGCCATGGCTTCTACCGGGGTCATGCCGTGGGTTCTCCTAATTTGTAGATCTCATAGGCCCCGTCTTCTTCGCTTGCCGAACTCATGGCGGTAGCGGTAATTTCGATCTGGGCGATCTGGTCGGCTGCCAAATTCCAGATAAACCGAGCGAGGATCTTCGCACGGGGGATGTCGATCACCACGTTATATCTGGTAAGGACACGTAGTGCCTTTTCGATCTGCACTACATCGCGTGGCGCTTTAAACTTGTCGACAGTGTATTTCTTGCCTTCGATGGTCACCTCCTGTGCCTTGGCGATGGAGCCACCGAAAACCTCTACCAATACATCGTTATCCCATTCTATGAAGTTGAGTTTGACCTGTTTCAAACCGGTTTCCGAACTCACTGTTTCCACGGGTACTGTCGGCTCTTCTTCCGAGTAAAAGTTGGTTACGGTGTCGGCTTCAGTTGTGAAACTGGCCGTTCCCTTAAAGGTACGTGCCAACTGTTTCATCTCGGTCGGCATGCCGCCTTCAGGGTTCACCTCCCCGAAGAGCGCTTTCTTCAAACCTACCGATGTTGTTTTCTTTTCTGCCATATCTTTCGAATAAATTGGATGATTACCATTAAAATGATTCCTGTTAAAATGCCGCCCGAATACCATTTGAATTTCGTCCAAAACGGTACGAGGGGCGGTTCCTTTGTCTTCTCCGTTTCCGCCAGCCGGTTCTGTGCCCGGCTTAGCTGCTCTTCGAGGGAGAACATCAGTGCCTCCAGGCTGTCGCAACGGGCAGAAGCGATGATGTGCCCGTCCCGGTAAGAGAGGCTGACCGTCGCCCGGCCGTTTTTCTTTGTATATCCGGCTCCGGTGGGGAGCTTACGGAGGCTGTCCGTCGGGACCCGGAGTGTCGCCAGGCTTGGTGGGATTATCACGGGGGTAACGCTGACCCTTCTGTCCCATGCGAGGCTGTCCCGTGCGTGCATAGTAGAATTGTGCTTTGTAGTCTTGCACGAGGCGGCGAGCAGGGCAACGATGGTAAGTAGGACAGCCTTCAATAAGTAACACAACCCTTTCAAGGGCCGACACTCTGTTTTGGATCTGGATGTTTTCATCTTGCAGCGTTTTATAGAGTTCCATCAATTCGTTCATCTGCTCCATATCATCATCCAGGAGCTCGCGGAACGTCTTTTCACGATCCCTTTTCAGCTCCAGCCTCCGCCGGGGGATGCCGGAAAGCCACTGAAGCAGGATAAGCAATCCACCTCCTGCACCGAGGAAGTCGAAAAGCGCGTCCCATCCCATGGCCTACGCCCCTTTCTTTTTCTTGCGGGTGAAGAGCGAGATCAGCCATTGTATCAGGCCGGTTTCGGCAAACCCGCTTGCCGCGATACCGGCACCGATGCCATACATCAGGGCAATCTGCCAGTCGAGGTCGGCAAGGAAGCCCAAGTCCTGCCACCAGCCGAACATGCAAATCCCGACGCCCAATACCCAGTTGAGCGCCATTGCCACCCATCCCGGCATCGACTTCCAGAAGCCGCGGATCGCTTCGACGATCACCGGTACTCCGGCAACGATAGCCGCCAGCGAGGCGAAAAGGTCCTCGTAGTTTGTTTCCGGCACCCCGTCCGTCACTGTCGCGACGTCTTGTGCCATGAGCGACATCGACAGTGCGAGCATGCCGATGAGCGAAATGAATATCCCGTTGATTCTTTTCATACGTTTACATTTGAATTATTGTTGATACCTATTTTAAAAAGCCATTCTTGTACATCAAAGCTGGGACAGGCTTTTGCCGCCAGCTCGTTGTGCCCAACGATTCGCACGTGGGGAAAACGGCGGTGGAAATCCTTCACGTAAGCCTCCAGAGCTCCCCTTTGTTCAGATGTTCGGGTGTCCCGGGGAGTTTTCCCGTCACGCTCTACACCGCCGACGTACACAATGTGCCGGGCTGTCCGGTTATACCCTTTTGCCCCATTGGTAATCTCCCACGGATCGACCACGTCATCCTCGTTGTTTGCCACCAGCCGTTCCACCGTCCCGTCCAGATGGACCATGTCGGTATAACCGACCTGCTTCCAGCCGCGGCCTCCTTCATTTGGAGGGGCTGTGTGCCAACGGCGGATCTCTTCCGCCGATACTTCACGGCCTGCAGGGGTGGCGGTGCAGTGGATAACCAAGAGTTTCAAGGTGTAAGGCATGGGATCAGGATTTAAACCATTTCTTACCATCATAGCCCAAAGAGGCAGTTTCGCCACCTTTCACATCAATGCCGTCGATGGTCGCTTTCTTGTCAACAGACTTGTTGGCCAGTGTCAACGAAGCCCCGATGATTACCCCGTCACCGGTTACGGAATAGGTGGAATTCTCACTCGGTGTCACTTCTACCGTTTCTACGGGAGTCTTCATCGTAATGGTTGTCCCAGATACAGATGCTTTTGCGGCAACACGGCCATCCAACAGGATGACATCTTCACCCCAAGCAATATTGGTATCAGCTTTCATCAACATCTTGAAGAAATACTTTTCACCGGCGTTCGTCAGTTTGTCGATCTGGATCACATCCATGTCGTCCACCAGGTTGACACCCGCCCACAGGTTGGTATCGTAATCCATACCGCAAACCGTAGCCACGATCAAACCGTCGGGCCAGTTGGCCAGCGGAATGATGCGGATCCCCTTATAACGCTCCACATTCATATCTGTGTAGTTCGCCCCCTTGTTCGGCTGCTGTGTCAACTCTTCGTCGTAAGCATCGAAGTCTGCGATGCTCATCAGGATACGCAAACCCGGATTGCTTCTCAGTGTAACAGGGATAGCATCCTTGACCGCTTTCAGCTTCTTGATCATTGTTGTCTCTTTCGAGGAAACTCTTACCACATCACGGTCGGCCAACATACGGGTTACGATACCGTTGAACAGATGGTCGTCATCTTCACCATACACGCCGTTTACGAAATGGAAGCCCAACTCAAACTTCACCGACTTGGCCAACTCGCGGAGCAGGGCGTTTTGACCTTCCGCCGGAAGTTCGGCAAATACCAAGTTACCTTTCGGCTGCCAGGGACGCCAGATCTGTTCGAAGGTGCGCGGGTTGAAGGTCGTAAAGGCCATGAAATCTACCGGCACCAGTTCACGTTCGTCATAATCGAAGTTGCCCTTGCTGTCCGAATCGGTTGGCATCTCCTTGCGTTTCTGCAGCATCTTGCCGGTACGCAGGCGGGGGATTGAAAACTTCTTGGCCACCTCCGGTACAACGTGGATCAGTCCTTTTTCTACCAGTTCGTTTCCGGTGGCGGCACGGGTAAGCAGCATCTCTAATACCTCACCCGAATAGTTTGTTCCATTAATCTGAATCATATTCTGCAATTATTTTAAATTATCCTGAATTTCTTTCATTCGTTTTTTCCAAGGGCTCTCTTCTTTACCGCCTTTATCCACGATGTCGTCCATCACGCGGCGCACCGGCTTTAGCGATTTCAACGCAGCTTCTCCATTGACAGGATCAGCCTTCAACAAGTTCAGGTAGACCTCCCGTTGCACTTCTTTGATACGTCCGTCTTTCACGGCAGCATCCACCATCGCATTACGGGCAGCCTCGGCCGCATCCGCTTCTTTTTTCTCGAAATCAGCGATACGGGCTTTCAACTCAGTGTTCTCTGTTTCCAGTCCGGAGACTCTGCCCGCTTCGCTTACCAGATGGTCAACATGGGCGACCACCTCTTCATCGTTTGTCTTTGCGGCAAACGACGGTCTTTTTCTTAATTCATCTATCAACATATTATTTGGAGTTAGTCGGTTCTGCAAGATGTCATAAACCTGGCGCGGCGTACTGTCAAGCGGTATCGGATCGGCATCATAAATGCCATCGATCAACCCTTCCGCCAATGCTTCATCTGCCGTAAGCCAATGGTCGTGCCCATCGAAAAACCGTTGTTTGATTTCCTCTTCAGTCTTGTTGGTTCGCTTGGCGTATATATGAGTAAGTGTTTTTTCCAGCGACTCCATTTCTTCGATGTACCGGCGGATATCCTCTTTGCTGCCGTAGCAACCACCCGATACGCCATGGATCATCAGTCGCGCATACCGGCTCATATAAACAGGTTTGCCACAGGAGGCAATCGCACTCGCCATACTTGCCGCTATACCATCCACATAAATTGTAATGTCGGCTGCGGTGTTACGGATCGCATTGAAGATCGCAATACCTGCATATACTTCACCACCCATGCTGTTAATACGAACGTCTATCTTGTTGTAGGAACCCTCGATTTCCATCAACTCGCGCACGATGTCACCGCTACGCACATCCGCATCGTCCCAACTGCCGATAGCGCCATATAGAAGAATACAGGCTGTGCCGTCTTTCGATGCGATCATATTGAAAAACTGTTTTGTCATTTCGCACTTGTTTTGACACAAAATTGAAAGATAAAACAAAGCCTTGCAAATCGTATTTTTATGATAAAACTTTATAAATCAACTATATTAAAATAAAACATCAGCATAAAAAAAGGATTTGCGAACAAGCTGTTTTAGGGGCAATTTTGCTTAAAAAAGAATGTTATGGCAGAACTAACCAATTCACAAAAGAAAGAATATGCCGGGGTGCTCTACCTGCGCGAGAACTTGACGCAACAGGAAATTGCGGAAAAGGTGGGCGTGAGCCGGCGGACTGTGGGCAAATGGATCGCCGACGGTAAATGGGAGGAACTGAAAGCCGGTATAACCATGACGCGCGAACAGCAGATCATGAACCTGCAACGACAGATTGCCGAGGTGAACCGGGTGATCGGTGAACGCCCCGTGGGTGAACGCTATGCAACAACAACCGAGGCGGCCACCATCGCGAAACTGTCAGCTGCGATTGACAAATTGGAGAAAGATGCCGGACTGAAAGACCTCGTGAGCGCCGGAACCCGCTTTTTGGTGTGGCTGCGGGCTGTCGATATCAACAAGGCAAAGGAGTTCGGTGAATTGTGGGACCGTTTTATCCGTAGTGCGATATGATTGCCGAGGAAAGGGAAGCCCTGCGCAGGTGGGAGTCGTTCTATCAGGACCTCATGGCCGACCTGCCTATGGAGCACAAGAACAGGACCGAACTGGAGAAGCATAAGGCTTATCTGGAGGCTCATCCGATCGAGTGGATACAATATTTCTTCCCTGAATACGCACAGAGCCAATTCGCCCCTTTCCATATCCGTGCCATAAATCGGTGCTTGAAACATGACGAATGGTATGAAGTTCTGAGCTGGGCGCGAAGCCTTGCCAAGAGCACGATTGTCATGTTCATTGTATTATTCTTGGTGCTGACCCTGCGCAAACACAATGTAATGATGACCTCTGCCACGCAGGATGCTGCAAAACGGCTGTTGGATCCTTACAAAAAGGAACTGGAAAACAATCCGCGTATCCGTGCCTACTATGGCGAACAGGTGGGTATAAACAAATGGACGGAAGAGGAGTTTGTCACCAAGAATGACGCAGCGTTCCGTGCCATCGGCTATGGCAATGCACCCCGTGGTTCGCGCAACAAGCAGTACCGGCCGGATGTGCTGCTGGTCGACGACTTCGACACTGATGAAGCCTGCCGCAATCCTGACCGTGTGAACGATATGTGGAAGTTCTGGGAAAAAGCGGTCTACGGGACTCGCGACCCGGCTGTACCCGTACTGGTGATTTTCTGTGGGAATATCATCGCCAAGGATTGCTGCGTGACCCGTGCCGGAGCGATCGCCGACCATTGGGATATCGTCAATATCCGTGACAAGGAGGGGCGTAGCACCTGGCCGGAGAAAAACAGTGAAGAGGCTATCGATGAAACATTGTCCAAGATCAGTGCATCCGCCCAGCAGACCGAATACTTCAACAACCCGGTAAGTGAGGGGGAAGTCTTTAAGGAACTGACATGGGGTAAAATCCCTCCGCTCAGTAAATTCAAATTTTTAGTGGCTTACGGTGACCCGGCCCCGGGAGAAAACAGATCAAAGAAAAGTTCCACTAAGACGCTATGGCTCATTGGCGAGCTGGACGGGGTCTATTACGTGATCAAAGGTTTTTTGGATCGTGGACTTAATTCGGATTTCATCGACTGGTATTTCCTGCTTGATGATTATGTGGGAGGGAAAGTTCCGCTCTACTGCTATATAGAAAACAACTCTTTACAAGATCCTTTTTTTAAGCAGGTCTTTATTCCGTTGCTTTCAGATAAGCGCAAGGAGCATGGTAAAAATATATCTATTCTTCCGGATGAAGAGAAGAAGACAGACAAGGCAACCCGTATCGAGGCCAATCTGGAACCGGCCAACCGTGAAGGACGCCTGGTGCTCAATGTGGCGGAAAAGGAAAACCCTCATATGCAGCGGCTCGCCGACCAGTTCCTGTTGTTTACCCTGCAACTGAAGTTTCCCGCCGACGGTCCGGACTGTGTGGAGGGTGGAAAACGAATTATAGATCATAAAATACAGCGTATGGCTCCACCGATGACGATTCCGGCAAGGGCTTTCCGCGCTAAAAACAAATATAGACTATGACGCATTTTATTGACCCTGAAGACTATGATGCTACCGTACATCGCGACATTATAGACTCATTGACCCGTGGCGACAATTCGATCCTGGATATTTGCGAAGACCGGGCCATCGCAGAGATGAAATCATACCTGTCCGCCCGCTATGACGTGGAAAATATTTTCTCCGCCCGTGGAACTGAACGACATCCGTTAGTGCTGATGATGTGCCTTGACATTGCGACCTATCATATTTACTCGGTCGGCAATCCGCAAAAATTAACGAACGGTATCAGACAGAACCGCTACGAGCGTGCCGTCGAATGGATGAAAGGAGTTCAAAAGGGATCAGTCAGTATTAACGGGGCGCCTCTTTTAGAAGATGATCTGCAGCAGTCCCCCTTCTTTTTGAAAAGCAACCCGAAACGATCGACCCGTTTCTGATCTGATTTAAACATGGTGTAAATCGAATTTAAAAGCAATAAAACATGAGCCGAAAAAAGAAGAACAGGCAAATCACCTCAGGAGGCTTTTTCAACCAGCCTGCCGGAGGCAACACTATATTGATAACCCAGGCTGTCAGATGGAATCGCGAGATCGAGCATTTCCAAAAGGCAGTCAACGAAGCCGACCGGATAGATTTCCCTAACCGGGTAAAATTGTACGACCTCTACGAATCCATCCTGATGGATACGCACCTCACCAGCGTGATCGGCAAACGCAAATCGGCCGTACTGTCGGCAAAGATCGAATTCAACCGTAACGGTTCGCCCGATCAGACGATTAATGACATGCTCGAATCACCCTGGTTTTACGAGTTTCTGAACGACCTGCTTGATACCGGTCATTGGGGGTTTTCGCTCTTCCAGTTCCGCAAAGAGAGTGACGGATGGCTCGGATATGATCTGATCCCCCGCAAACACGTGGAGCCGGTCCGACAACTGATCCTCCGGATGCAGACTGATATTCACGGTACCCGATGGGACGATTATGACGATCTGCTGTTCGTGGGTAAACCGCGAGCTTTAGGCGATCTGGTGAAAGATATTCCCTGGGTGCTTTATAAACGGGGGGATGTAGCCGACTGGTCGCAGTTTGCCGAACTGTTCGGTCAACCCATCCGCGAATACACCTACAATGCCGGTGACGACTCACAACGATACAACCTTATCAATGATATTTTTGATAGCGGGGGGGCTTCTGTTTTTCTGCATCCGGAGGGAAGCAACCTCACACTGCATGATATCGGCAGCAAGAGCGGGACATCTGATCTTTATAAGGGACTGGCACAGTTTTGCAATCAGGAGATCTCAAAACACATCTTAGGCAATACGCTGACCACTGAAGCGGGAGAAAAGGGAACCCAGGCTCTCGGTTCGATACAAAAGAAAGCGGAAGACCTGCTGCTGGAGCAGGACAAGCGGTTCGTGATGAATGTGCTCAACTATCAGATGACCGACCTGCTGGAGTCGTTCGGCTATCACGTGCGTGGAGGGAAATTCTCGTTTGTCTCACCCAAAAACACCGATCCAAAAAGTCGTGTCGAGATTATCTCGAAGCTCAGCGCTTTGGGTTTGCCTCTCGATCATGGCCAGTTATATGAAGAGTTTGGACTGAACATGCCGAAGGACTACGACCGGCAGATGGCCGAAAAAAGGGAACAGAAAGCAATACCGACAGCAGATCCTCTGCTCCCCGACAATAAATCAAAAAGAACAAAAACAAACGGGGGTAACAAGAAACATACCTTTGCCAACCTGCTGAGCCGTTTTTTCGGAGAGGCCCCCGAAGCGACCGGCAAGGGGGCTTTAGACTGGTGATGAACCAGCTCTACTATGAGTGTGACGAACCGATCATTGATAGCGGTGATGAAGAGGCTTTTGTCTTCAACAACAAAGTGTTGGAGGAGTTGATACGCAATATCTATCTGAAGGAGGTCGATGTGGTGAACGACATTGCCCTTGCCCCCTGGCATGAGTTCTGGCGCAGCTTCAACGAGGCTACCGACAAAGGAATCCGGTTGGCGGGATTCAATGAGGATGACCGTGGATTTTACCGGGAGCTTCGCTACAACAACGGTGTCTTTGCCGCCTTTCGCACCCACCGTCTGCAGAACGACATTGCCCGTCAGCTCTTGGATGAAAAGGGAGAGCTGAAGCCGTTCGAACGGTTCGCCTACGATGTGCGGACGCTGATCGCTCCGACACACCTCAAGGCATGGCTGCAGACGGAATATGCCACGGCGGTCAATCGGGCACGCCAGGCGGTGCAGTGGCGGCGTTTCGAGGCGAACCGGGAGGATCTGCCTTGCCTCAAATGGATCGAAAGTACAAGCATTCATCCGGGCGAGGACCACCGTGTGTTCTGGAACACCGTCCGGCTCATCGACGATCCGTTCTGGTCGAAGCACCGTCCGGGTGACCGATGGAACTGCAAGTGCGACCTGGAGGCTACAGACGAAGAGCCGACCGCGAACCCGCCCGAAGGTGGCGAAGCCGACCGTCCCAGCCCCGGACTCGACAATAACCCCGCCAAAGATGCCAGGCTCTTCAGCGATTCGCACCCCTATATCAAAAATGGATACGAGGGAGCAAGAGAGGCGGTGGAGAGGCTCATAACCGAACAGACGATTTTCGGAAACGGCTACGTATTCAAAGAGGATATCAAACGCCAACGAGCGGAAATACGCGAGTGGGCCAAGGAAAACCTGATCGGGAAACAGATGTCCGTTCCGGGCTTGGATATGCCCATCTCGTTCACCTCGACCGGGATCAAGGAGGCATTGAACCAGCCTCATAAGTATTTACTGGAAAAGAATGAGGCAGTAAGGTCTATCAAATCGTTACTGGAAAAGGGGAACTATGTCCGTTTTGATCCGGATGTCAAGGATAACCAAATGGTAAAAGGATATCATTATTATAAGATAGAGATCAACAATGAACCTTCTTACGTAGTAATACGGGAATTAAAAACTGGAGAATTAATGTTTTATTCCATTGTCGAAAAGATAAAAAAGAAAGAGTGACCGAAAGCCTTTAGCGAAGGATATGCAATCCAACCCAGTACAATCGATCACTCTTCTTTTTGCAAAGGTAACAATATAATTTACAAGTCATCATTCATCAATCAAAATTCTCATGGATTTAAACCAACTAGTTCGCAAACTGGAACAAAAGAAGTCCGCCCTTGTTGCTTTCCGCGACAGCCGATGGCCGAAGCGGGTGGGCGAAATGGCGATCAGTCATTTCAAGCGCAACTTCCGTGAGGGAGGCTGGTGCGATAACGGTTCAGTCCAGAAATGGAAACAGACACGCCGGCAGGAACAGGGTGGCAAGGCTGCCTACTACAACCGTACCCCCTTGCTGAGCGGCAGCAACAACCTCTATGGCGGATTCACCTACAAGGCCGGTGCCGGTAAGGTCATCGTCTCGAACGAGGTGAAATACGCCCCCATCCACAACAACGGAGGAGTGGTCACCCACCGGATCACCCCACGCATGAGACGCTATGCCTGGCACCGTTTCTTCGAAGCCGCCGGAATCAAAAAAGGCGATTCGCCCAAAGTGCGCAAACGCAAAGAGTCTGCCATGAACCCGGCAGATTGGATGTGGAAAAGGCTCGCCCTGACCCCCAAACAGACTTCACGGGTACATATCCCGCAACGCAAGTTCATGGGGCACAGCAAAGAGTTGCAACAAAAGATAAACGAATACACTGAAAAGGAACTTAAAAAATTGATAGGAGACTTTTAGAATGGAAGAATTATTCAATTTGATACAAACTGCCGTAGCTGACGGCATGCTTGAACTGACTTTAGTGGATGAAGATTACGGGCAACTGCAGACCGACGAAGATACCTACCCGGTCACGTTCCCCTGTGTGCTGATCAGCGTGGACAAGGTGGATTGGGAGACAGTCACCGACGATTACCAGCGTGGAACGGCCCAGATCATCGTGAAGCTCTGCATCGACTGCTTTGATGACACCCATTACACGAGTGGAACGGCCGGTAAGGTGGCGGAACGTATCGCAATGTTCAAGCGGTTGCATGAGATTGTACGGCATGTGGAATCGGAAAAGGCGACGGAATTGGAACGCACCGGGTCGCGCTGGTATTCATTGCCGGGAGCCATCAAAGTGTATGAGAGTACCTACGAATGTATCATGGATGAAGAACCGGCCTGATACTGGCTATCCACCGGGGAAGAGCGTGAGTTGACGGGCGTTGATCCGCGGCTTGCGAACTTTCGGAACCGGTTTCACTTCGATATCGGTCAGTTTGTCGCAGTTTTGACGGATGATGGCCATGATGCGGGCTTCCGAGATGAAGAACTCCTGTTCGGAGAGGATCTTCAGGGCATCGTCAAACCGCCGGCGCTCGATCTCCGTCCAGTAGTAATATCGGCGTATCAGCGTTTCATCGCGCAGCGATATCAATCTTTTGTTTCTTCCCTTAGACATGATGGCACAAACTCTTTATCGCAAAATTACATATTTCCAATTGAATAACCTTCTTTCCCAGTCAAAAACATATCCGCCCCCCTGTTCCCCTCGCCCTTTCTATATTTACTCCCAAAATGATTATTTTTGATTTTTCCTGTTCTTCCTTCTGTGTCTTTGATACATTGAAGAACATTGGGGATTTGTCCTATAATCTTTCATACTCATGAGCTATATTCAATTTTTTCGTGATATGAGCCTAATCGGATTCCACTTTGTGCCGGTTCCGAACTGCTCCGGACGGAAACCGTTTATACGAAGCCAATATACTGATTGTTGTTTGCGCATGTTCTTAACATTTTATCTTATGTAACCAAATCTGAAACAGATTAATAAATTCTTAATTTTATTTGGAAATATCAAATAAAATTTGAAGATATTTAATCTTAATAGCCTAATTATTGAAGCATTAAACATTTTCACTGTAATTGTTATCATATGAAATCGACTCTCTATATTTACGATACCTTATTACAAAAGATAAGGTTTTAAGATATGAAAAAATATTATTATTATCGTTATCGCAGTGCGATAACCGGTTTGTATGTAACTGAAAGTTACGCTAAGAAACATCCTAAAACTACTATTAGAGAAAAATACTTTAAGTAGTTTGAGCTTTTTCGAAACGAGGCTGTTCTTGATAGGGTTCAACCTCGTTTCTTTTTAATTGTTCGTTAATCCGGGAAATACATCCAATGGGTAATATCTTCACCTTTTAAGCAAGACCATTGCCAGCCTTTCTTATTTATCTCATTCACATAAATGCGTTTCCCTTTTCCAATACATCCATTTTTATAAAGCACAATCACATTTTTTGTGTGAGAATAAATAGTGAGATCGTCAATGATATGTCCGTCTTCGGGCAGTTTATCGTTCACACTTATCCATGCCATTTGCCTTGATTGCCACTCTGCACCAGCTTTAAAAAGAGGAACAGCATATTTTTGAATTGCTGCACTGGATATTATGTAGTGTTTCACGTCTTTATGAATTTTATATGCAACATGAAGTTCTTGTATAATTTTCTCACGTTCAATTCTTGACGCCACTTCTATATCTTGTTTCATGTCTTTTTAGTTTGTTTTTTGGGCACTCCAAACATTATAATCAGATTCAGGCAATTCAATAATATTCAAAATTACAATCTCAGCATTTTCACATTCAAGTGTAGATGCTATCTGCTCTATTGCTATCTGTCTGTTCAGGTAGCATCCATCCGTCACAAAAGTGGTTTGCCCAGAACCATGTACTTTGCCATTGCCAAAATTGTATGACACTATGAAATATCTTTTTCCGCTCATATTTTATTAGTTTTGAATTAATGTGAAAAGAGCAATTATAGCCGCAACTGATATAATAGATAAAATAACGTTTGCCAATGCATGCTTTAAGAGGCGCCTTTCGAGATTTGCGATATGCTTTCTTAGTCCTTCGCAATGTTTTTTTGTAGATCTGGATTCTTTGAGTTCTTTGTTGTATTTTACCATATTTTTGTCGCACCATTTCATTATATCAGCACTTGCTTTGTTAAGCATATCTCTGATTTTTTTATCATCATAGAATGGTATTTCAACACCAACACAAGTATATGGACTGTATAATAATCCGTATGTATCAAAGCACACTTTCAATGTGACAACTTCAGGCTTAGCCATTTCTTCGGCTTGTTTCTTTATCTGCTCATCTGTTGCTTCGGCTTTAGCTTTAAGCTCATTGTAGTCTTCTATATTCAGCAAAGCCATGTTTTCAAATTCTGTATTCATATCTACTATTTCTTATTTAGAGTGAATGTTTGCCAAATGCTTTATCCCAACGCCTGTTTGCTATCTGTACACGTACTACCAACGCATCACGATATTTACGGGATTAGATGGTTCTTATGTGGCGGATGTTGGTAATCCTAACAACGCATTCGTACTGATTTTTGCAAACTGTTCATTCAATTATTATTTAATTATGTATTATTTATAATCCTGATATGCACAGCTTTTAAATGCTGCTTTCATATTGACCCACCGGGCAAAACGTCTTTGTTCGGCTGTAGGTGGTATGTTTGTGTCCAAGTCCCGGTATGCCATAGCAAAAGGGACGCATCCTAATCGATCAAGATATAAGGCTCTTCTTTCGGCATCTTCGATTTGCCCATCCTTTACAAGCATATAGAAAAACAACTTCCTGCCAGGGATCCCAGCTTCTTTCAAGTAAGCGATAGCTGTTTCCACTTCGTCTGTTATGGCAGAGTGGTCATAAGCCATCCTTATAAACTTAATCCACCTTACACGTTTTAGCAGCTTAGCAATTGATTTATCGCGAGCTATAAGCCTGCAATCTATCCCTTGATTAAAGTCTACTTTTACTTTGAGCGATATGATCTTCTCTATCTGTTGTAGTCCCCAGTCGGATGCGATCACGTTGTTATCCATCAATATCGCCGATTTACGTCCGTCCAAAAATTCTGTGATGTCAGAATGTTTCCGGATCCCACCTTCTTTACGAGGAACGATACAGAAAGAGCATTTGTTTACACATCCGCGAGTAAGAAAACCATACGCTTCCGGGAACATTGGATATAGCGAGTAATCCGGGCATATATGTTCAATGTCTTCCGGTAACCATTGATCGAACAACTTGTATCCAGATCCACCTCTTACTACTTCATCGGCTTGTATTACCCTTTCTTCATCCAACGTAAAACCAAAAACTTTGCTAAGATAAACCCGATCGTAATAATCGATACCGGTATACCATTCTACCTGATCTCCTTTCGCCTTATGATAGGCAGACAACTTCATCAGTGCCAGGTTAGGGTAATGATGTCCGTCAACATCAATCATTCCAATCTTCATGATCTCACATTTATTTAAGTTGTTGCTCCCGACATTTGAGACGGGAGCAAACAATAACTACTTTTTCATTAATTCAATGCGGGTTCTTAAAGTCAATAAATAGTCGTGCATTTCGATTTTCTGCTGCTCCATCAGTGCTACTTGCATTTCACCGGCTATTTCAACTGCTTCTTTTCGTCCAAGGAACAATACCAATTTATTATACTTTTCCATCAATTCATTGTATTCAATACACATACGATCAAGAGGAGTTTCGGCCACTTTGTATGCTCTTTCAAACACATCTTTTGGTGACCAGCTTTCATATCCATCTTCGTAACGAACGTGATAACCTTGCTCGGTTTCTTCATGGTTATCAATACTCTTGCCATAGGGGTTTCTACCCGTTTTTTGGACGAAGTCACCTAATGTCATCGCTTCTGCCTCAATAAGTTTTGTCCCAATATACTTTTTCATATTATATTACGGTTTGCCTATACACCATAAGGTTCTAATTACAATTTATTTAAATATTATTTTAAATCATCAATTTCATAACTCCAACTCATCGCATCTTTTTCTATGATGTTATCAGCAAGCCATCCAGCTGCAATGGAATCTTCAGGAACTTCCCACGCTCCGCTATCGTAGTTTTCTATTAGATCATCATATACTTCTTCTGGAACTTCTATATCCTCTAAGCCTACTGTGTAAGTAACCGTTACGGTCAAATTCTTTATAGTTTTCATGACTCAATTATATTTAGTTTGTTTTTTGGGCACTCCAAACATTATAATCAGATTCAGGCAATTCAATAATATTCAAAATTACAATCTCAGCATTTTCACATTCAAGTGTAGATGCTATCTGCTCTATTGCTATCTGTCTGTTCAGGTAGCATCCATCTGTCACAAAAGTGGTTTGCCCAGAACCATGTACTTTGCCATTGCCAAAATTGTATGACACTATGAAATATCTTTTTCCGCTCATATTTTTTTTAGTTGTGTTAGTTCTTATTGTCTTTTACTACAATAGCACATGTAACCATCATTTCGACAGAGACGACAAGAAGTCCAAGCCAAAAATTGATTTTAAAAGCCACTTCAGCCAAGACGGCAAGAAACAATATGTAACCAGCCAGACCTATTAAGCCAAAATTTTTTTTATTCATACCTATACTTTATTCAGATTCTCCTTCCATTTCTTTTCCTCATTCGTTATATATTCATAAATCTCCGGCCAGGTAGGCAGACCGCCCACCTGCTTGTCATCGATGTAGCAATGGGCATAAATCTTGCGGGGATCATCGCCATAGCGAGCGAGGTTCTGCGGTTCATGGGCATTGATGCGGTCAAAGGGGATACCTTGCTCCAAGAGCCAGTTCAGAGCATCCTCCAGCCGCTCACCCCGACGACAGGTCCATAATATAATGTAATGGCCATCGTCCTTCAATTTGTTCATCATCTCTACCGCGTATGGTTTGGGATTCCCGATTTCAGGATAGGGCCCCATTGAGAGGGTTCCGTCAAAATCAACTGCAATAATCATACCCCGTCCTCCATTTTATTGGCTGCCTTGATTTCATACTTGTCGTAATAGACCCGTTCACGGTCGGTGAAGCAGCGGTCTGAGATCAGGTCGAGAAGCTTCATGAAGTTCAGCTCATTGCCGACGCGCAGGTCGGCTCCCTCGAAGAATACCCTTACGAACTCACGATAAGCCTTGATGGCACGGATCAGCTCTCCCTTGCGGTGTTCCCATTCGGGGACGGGCTTGAAGCCCCGGTCGCTGAAGTAGGCAAAAAACATCTCGATATGATAGATCGCCAGGTCGGCCTCGTTGAGCGACAAGTGCAGGATCTTACCGAAAAAAGCCCGTTCGGCTCGATCCATATTGCGGTTGTCGTCGTGGAACTGTTGGTCGATCCGGGAGTCTTCAAGCTCCTTTTTCAAATGTGCTATGCGCTGCATGGCCTGCTGATGGCGGGCGTAGTTCCGGTTTCGGAGACAGGAGGCGGCATCATTCATCGCCTCACGCAGCTCCTGCTCGATCAGAAAGACCGGGCGGCATTTGTGCCGATTGGCGGCACAGGATTGTTTCTTCTTTTTCATCTTAAAATAATTTAGGTTCTTTTGATTCGTTGATATACTCCAAAAGAAGGTAGTCCAACTGTTGTACCTCCCAGTTGATGCCGGGGCGGTTCCGATAGAGGTTACGGATCAGCCGTCGGCATTCTTCGGGCATGAGGCCCGAGTCGAGCTTCGCCATCGGGAGGTTGATACGGTCGAGTGTGATGGTCGAGGCTTGCAAGATTTTCGCATTGCCTTTCCATATACCTTTCAAATAGATTTGCTTCACTGCCCCGATGGCATTCCTGACCGGATGATGCAGGCGGATCGTCGTGAAACAGCGGCAGTTCAACTTGCCATTGAAGTTCTCTTCAAATTCCAATCGTTCGTCCATGACTTTGTAATATTTTCCTGTTTGTTGTTTGCATTTGAAACAATAGACCATCCACTTGTTCGAAGTCCTCACCACCCGGCAGACGGTGTACCTGAAACCACAGGGGCAGACGTATATCCAGCGACCGGGGGTGAGGGTAGTGGATTTTACCCGTTTTACAGTCGGTTGAACGACGGTTCGAGTTTCTTCCATACGCCCATCTTGTCTTTCTCGAAGAAATAGAAGTTGGTCGCCGTCCCTTCGACCAGGTGTGACTCCTTGAAAAGGTTCATGATCGCGGTATATTCGGGATCATCGAACTTATCTTCCAACTCGTAGAGTTTCGAGATCGACTTATAGTCGAGATCACCATACTTGTTGCGCTCCAAAAGCGTCATCGCCAACTGGTACATCGGGTCGTCGCTTCCGGCATCCTTACCCTCGATCCACTGCTGCAGGAACTCGATCAGGCGCGAAGCGGCGATATCGGCACGCTCATCAAAACGTTTCACTTTGTTTGACCTCACTTCGATACGGAAGCACCCCTCCTGGACGGTGAACGACATCTGTCCCTCGCGGCGCAACTGGCCGTACTCGGCGAGCACTTGGCGGAACGCTCCGATTTCATCCACGCAAAAAGCGTGCAGCCCTTTCACTTCGTCGCACACGGAACGCACTTTGTTTTCAACTTTCTGTACTAATTCAGCACGGATGCCTTCATAGGCGGCACGTTTGTCCAACGCCTGGCGGTGTTCTTCTTCTCTTTTTTTAGCCAACAAGGCTTCTAAATCTTTGCTTGTAAGTTTGCTTAAATCTTCCATTTTCGTTTGTTTTTAAAAGTGTTATGTTTTTGAATGATGTTTTTTATACTTCATGTATTCGTGGCGGAGGAAAGCGAGCGACTGTTCCATCTGCTCGATCTCTTCCTCCCATTCGCGGAGCAGGCGGCGCTGTGCCTCCATGTCGGGCGTGGCACGTGTCAGCAGCATCTCGGCAAGGAAAGCCGCGTCTTCCTTCAGCTTGTCCTGCCGGCGGCGGATCTGCTGCCCGCGCTTTTCGATCTGCTGCAATCTGACTTTTATCGGGATGTATGCCATGGTCCTTAGTTTTTGCCGATCGGATGGTCCAACTCGGGGTTGCCCTCTATGCTTACGCGGTTGCGCTTACAATAGAGGTTGTAAATAGCGCTCAGCTTGTCGTCCGGTATTGCGTTGAAGTTGCTGCAGTTGGCCGCCCGGCAGGCGATGCCCATCACATAGCGCAGCTTGCATTCGCGGCTTTCGAAGGTGTAGCCCAATTTATCCACATAGGTGCAGATGGCGGCGATCACCCGCTTCGCCGACCGGTCGCGCCGATACTCGTAGGCCATCTGTTTTGCTTCACCCTTGGGCTTCATCGCATCGATCATCCGGCTGTATTGGGCCGGGAACTTGGTGTACATCTCGCTGAGCGAGGTGGTACGCCCACCGCTATGCTCATATACGAGTCCTTCCTTGATCACCTCCTTATACCGGGGATCGTAGCCCGGTGTCTCCTTCAGCAGCGCCCAGAAAAGGGCGTGCGAGGGGAGACGTTTCTTGGTTTGTTTCTTTGTTGTTGCCATATTTTTATAATTGTTAATTGTCAATTGTCCTGTCCCCATGTATCAACGACGCGGTCTCTTCGTCGATGTCTATGCGTCCGCCCTCTCCGTCACCGCGAATGGTAGCGAACGCCGCCAGCCCTTTCACGTGGAAGATTGCGTAGGCCATCTGCTTGGCGCGCACGGCGGGCGATCCTTGCGGCTCGCCTTTGTCGTCCTCATGGGCGATGAAGATGAAGAGCGTGCGGGGAAAGTCGCGCACTAAGGCGATGATGTCTTCGGCCTTGATATCGGTGTAGACCGTCAGGTTGTCGATGAAGATGATCCGTTCGCATTTGCGGTTCTCTTTCATCTCCTGCCGGAGGTCGTTGATGGAGACGAACGGCCAGCTGTGGAAATTGCGGTCGCGCTCGGTGATGCCGACACGGTGGACGGCTTTCGTGTAGCTGCTGCCCGTACCCTCCTCGGCAGAGATATATAACACCGGTTCGATCTTTGCCAGCGACTTGGCCAGCTGCAAGGCGAAGGTGGACTTCCCGTTCTTCTCCTTGCCGTAGATGATCCAGCAGCCGGTACGCTCCTGCTCACCCAGAATCCGTTTCCATTCACCTAAGAATGGCATGTATTTGAAGCGTTGCGCGTTCAGGTTGGATACAGATAATCGTCTCATGTTGATTTATGATTTATTCTTCGTTTAGGATCAGCAATGTCTCGGCACGGCGCAGACCGGTTTCCGCCTCCTGGCTGTCGGTGGCGAGACATTGGTTTACGATTTTGTTGATTTTGTGTTTATCTTTGATATTGACCGACAAGACAGTGCCGATCAGGTTGCGGAAGAACAGTTCCCGTTCGCCCGGTTCGTCAGGGACGATGTGGTTGTATTTTGAAGAGAAACGCGAGAACAGCTCCTTATAGGACTGTTTACGCGAGGTACCCTTGCCTTTCTGGAGCTTTGTGCGCAGTCCGTCCGACCCCATCAGGTACCAGCCGCAACAATCCTGCGTGCCGTTCCAGAACTCGTGCAGAAGGAGCAGCGAGGAGTAGGATAATGCTCCGGCCTCGTCGATGATCACGATTGGATGTGGTAGAATGTTCAATATATACTTGGCGGACTCCTTGACCTCTTCCAGTGTACCGTCCAGCTCGCCTCCTACCGCCCGGGCGATGGCACGGATCAGGCTGCGCTCCTGGCGGCATTGCGTGGCGTCGATGTAGAAACAGTTCTTCAACGTGCGCGAGAGGTAGCGTGCGGAGTAGGTCTTGCCGATGGCGCATTCGTCGACAAACATCATCGATTTGGAAAACTCCTTGCAGAAGACGATGTCCTCCTCAATCATGGTGAACACATCGGTACGCGCCATGTTCCATTTCCGCTCGCTGAGCGACACCCCCAGGTTGCGACCCAGCTCCAACCATTTGCCGGGATTGATTTTCTTCTCGACCTTCCCCTTCTTGATCTCGCTGTACACACTCTTGTTGATGCCGTATTTCTTGGCAAAACCGGAATCGCTGCCGTCGTACCGCTCGCGGGCTTCCCGGAGGGCTTCGAGCACTTTCTTTTTAAATTCGTCTGTCAGTTCTATCATTTCTTTATTATGCTTTATATATTTCCATTAAATTCTATTTTTTAAAGGTGTCGCGAACGATCTTCGATTGCTGTTCGAACCGGGTTTGAAATCCACTACGACCGGTTCTTTTTCCGGTCCGTCGTCATTCAGGATCTCAACATCTTCGACCTCTTCCGGTTCGTAGCGGGTCAGGCCCGGCATCCGGAAGTCGTCGGCAGTGGCAGGGGTGCGGTGGTCAAGCACGGCGACCTTCTCGATCTCGTGGTAGCGGCGCCGGCTGTATCCTTCGAGCGTACCCCGGTAGCGGGCGAAGAGTTCACGGTTACGAGCCTGCTCCTCGGTCTCGCCGATCTTTGAACGGGAGGTGACGGGCTGTTCCACCAGCTCGCACACCACGCGCCCCATGCCACTCAGGCAGCACACCGCCGCCAGACATTCACCGTCGTTGCCGTCGAGCCAGTAGATGTCGACCGACTTTCCGGCCAGCACCTGCATGAAGCCGATCAGTTTCTCGCCTGTGGCAATTTCGCCTTCGTCGGCCAGAAGGAAGACCGACTTGCGGAACCGTACCTGGCCCGCCATGCTGACTGTACTCTTCGTTACGAAGCCGAGAGAAGGCAGAAGGGCGCGGTATGGGATGGGACGGCGGTTGGCAGGGTGCTGGTGGCTTATGAAGTATTTCCAGCGGCTTTCATTCTCCTTGCTGATGGTGCAAGGCATGTTGTTCCAGGTCTCGATGTCGCGCAAGCCCTGTTCCACCAATTTGTCGTAGGGCACAATCTTTGTCTTTTGCGCGCTTGCCTGGTTAGACTCGCTCCGGGCAAAGGGGCGGGCAATCCAGTCGGCATGCTTTTTCTCCAACCCGTAGCGCATTTGCTTCCAGTAGGCCTCACACCGCTTAGCGCGGGCATTGTTGGCTTCTATACGCACCCGGTTGAAGACAGCCCCTTCGCGCAGGAACGTGTCGCGGTAGTCAGCGTTCAGGTTGCTCTCGCACTCGATCTCCGCCGGGAGCGGCAGCCCCCATTCAGCGTAATTGCGCACCATCTGGCGGTAGAACTCCAGAATAATTCCTTTTTTATCCGTCCCGTGTACCCAGACCGTGATCGCCTCGCTGCCCAGGTCGACACCGAGATAGAACCACATGCGTTTGCCGTCAGCATACTCGAACGGGGGCTGGCGGTCGTCCACAGAGATCACCTCTCCGGCATAGTCGGGATGTTTCAGTTTTTCGAAGGGAACGAAAGCGGCAAGTCGCAACTGGCGGTTGCCGGTTCGTTTGCGCGAGGTGGCAGAGGAACTTCCCCAGGAACCCAGGAACTGCGTGATGGCACGGTCGGACACCTGGCGGAACTCCTTCGGATCGTACACTTCGCCGGTCTCACGGTTGATTACCTCCACGTAACCGGAGATGAAGCCTGCCAACTGGCGGCTGACCTCCGCCCGTGTAGGCTTGAACTCCTGGTGGGCATACATGCTTTCCAGGAGGTCGTAGGTCTGCTCGTATGATTTGCCTCGGTTATTGTTGTTGTAGCCTTTCAGCAGGGAGCCGTAACCCTCCGCCTCAAAGCGTTCCATCTTGCGTTTTAGCGAAAGCGGGTTGGAGGGAAGGTTGAACGGGGAAAGGTTGTAGCTTTTGCGCACGGCTTGGAAGTTGTCCAGCGCGACGGCCAATACCTTATAGGTGTTCTTGAAGGACTGGTTGCTTTTGATACATTCTTCATAATGGGCGGAACGCCACCGCAGTGCGGCACGGAGCACGCTGGCATCCAGCACATACTCGCGCTGCCGCTTGATATCGAGGTTGCCATACTTGCCGGGACGCACGCTGCTGAAGAAGGCTACCGCCTCGGCATCCTCCCAGAAGAACCGCTCCATCGAACAGTCTTTCCGACGCGGGTCGCCCAATTGCCTCTGCCACTCTTCGGGCAGGCTGTCGAAGGCAATCAGCACTTCGTTACCTCTTCCTTTCCCTTGACGGGCACGGCGAAGACCGAAGGCTTTCTTCTCATCCCGCGCGAGCTTCTTCCGCAAGGCCTCCCACGAGGGGAAGAACTCCGGGATCAACTCGTCCTTCGTCACCACCAATATGTTATTCCATTCGTGAGGCATGTTGTTTTACTTCTTTAGAATTTCACTTTTGTTCCCGGAAGCGGATTCGAACCGCTGACCATATCGCCTGAATTACCAGTTCCGATTGTTCTGCCTGACTGAACTATCCGGGATACCACCCTCGTACCGCGGGCCGCGTACCGATGCTAAACCAAAACCAATCTTAATTGAGACCTAAACAGATTGTTTATCCTTGTCGCTGCCACCAAGCAGCCGAACCATCCATTCTTCGAAGCGGTCCAACTCGCATAAGCAAGCCGCTTCGTTACCGATCAGCATGTAGCTGAAGAAGAACCAGACCGCGCAAAGCAGGCTTCCCGCCAGCATACCGCCCTTTTCCATCGTTCCGACCCCGGCAATGAGGAACAGCCAGCTGAACGCCCATCCGTAAAGTATCACCTTCGCTTTCATGACTATCCCTCCGCCAATTGTGATTTCGCCAACATCTTCGTCTCATAGACCAACGCCGGATCCTGCAGTTCCATCCAGCCGAAGCGTTTCTTCAGCAGCCGGTCCAATACTGCCCAGTTCTCCAGCGATACGCAGTCGTTGTAGTTGTACCACTGCTGTTCGCCCGTTACAGGATCCAAACCGGTAACTCCCCAAAGCTCCTTGCCCGGAGTACCAATGACCACCTTGCAGGCATCCTTGGCGATCACCACCCGGAACACCGGGCGTTCCTCTTCTTTCTTTCCGGTATACACCAACATCTTGAAGTTTACCTCATATTCAGAATCCATGTCAAATGGTGCATAGCATAATGCCTTGTAGTCGATTCTTTTTGTCTTTGTTTCCATCATTTTTAATTCTCAATTTTCAATTTCTTTGGCTCCCGCCCCGGTCTCGCCCCGGTAATTGCAAGTCGTTGGCTTTCTTGGCGGGAATAATCGCGGTTTTAGTCAAATTGCCTACCTTTGAGGCTGTCTTTATAAAATTCAAGTATCATGAGTAATTTGAAATCCATTCTTTTTCGAGCCGATATTCGCGCATATCTATCTTCGGGAGAGTCTTTCGACCTTGCTGAAAGAGTGCAGAAACATCTATTAAACCTGCTTACGTCTGTCACATCTGAAGTTGGGTTAAACGTGACTTCAGAGATATTCGACCAGTATGAGGATGAGATTCACGAGATGAAGGGATGTCGACAACCAATAGTTTCTCTCTGTTTTGAAGCTCATGCTCGAACGATTGATAAATTGATTGATTACAATCTGTTTCTTCGTTCGCTGGCTCGGTTGATGGACGACCAGTATTCCGATATTCGTTTTTGTTATGAACCTGGGAAAAGCGCGATTTGTCTCTCAAAGGGCCATTCCGAAACTGGTTCCAGTAATCCTCAATAGCATTGATCCGCTTTTCGCTTCGCAGGGTCATTAATATCTGCATGGCCTTGTCTATATCTTCCACCGTGTTGTTCACCATGATGGAAATCGTGTTGCTGTCTATTGTAGCTGTCATGTCTGTTTGATTTAAAGGTTAATTACTTGTTGTCTTCATTATCCCAATCAATCACCATCTGTTCGCAGATGGGTACCGGATCGGGATATATGATGTTTTGACGACGGTTTCTCTTTGCGATGCGGGTGATGCCTTCAACGATCGGCCTGCTCGCTGTTCTGCCGTTGTACACCTTACAGACATGGGCGTTTGTCACGTTATAAAATCCTGCCACCTCCGCCAGCTCCTCCCGGCTGATATAAAACTTCACCCGCTGTTTCCATTCCTCGAAGAACGGGCGGTACTTCGGCAGGGGCAGGCGTTTGCGTTGTTGCTGCTCCCGCATGCACTCCGTCTCGCCCTTGATCCGGTACTGGCCGGTTTGGCGGATTTGGGGGAGGACAACACCTGCCACCCAGTTGACGAAGGTATCCGCCTGCGGCTTGTTACTACGGAAAGCGAGTTTGTAAAGGGCGGCTTCGTCGATAACCGTTAGCATCTGTTCACCACCGCCACGAGTTCCGGAAGAAGGGGTGCGGAAAGTCCGCATCCCTTTCCATTCGTCAGGAATAGAGGCCAGTGTTGTTCCATTCCATCCAATGCCCAGCGCAGCTACTACATCTTTAGCAACGAACCAAGGCTCTTCGTTCACTTGCTGCGTGCGAATCGTCACATTCGCTTCCTCGTTGTAGAATAAATTCAGATTTGTTTCCATTTTGGACTTGTTTTAAATGATGATTAAATGATTGTTACATGTTCCTCTTTCTTTACCGACCCGCCCAACTTGATCGCCATCGCGCGGATCTTATTTGATAGTTCCGAGTCGGACCGGCAGTTCAACGCCTCGCTGACCGTTTTACGACTGCACTGGAAGATCGCCTCCAGCTTTTTCCTGATTTCTGTGTCTGCTAAAATCTTTGCCATATTCAATATTTAATGATTAATGTTTATCTTTACAGCGCCCGTTACATTGGTAACGACGGTGCAATATTACGGATAATTATCACAATAACAAAATAAATCGTGAATATTTTCACAGTAAAATTATACATATGACCGGAAGATTAGAGCAATTCATAAAGAATCAGGGATTTAGTGTAAGAGCTTTTGAGATATCTATTGGTGCGAGCGATGGTATGATTAGACGTGCAATCAAGAATAATACAGATATACAAAGCAAATGGCTATCCGTTATATCGGATAATTATCCGAATTTAAACATAGACTGGCTTCTCACCGGTCGTGGCTCCATGCTGAAAAGCGAGGAAGTCCCGCTGATGGGCGACAAGAAAGCGAAAACACTTCCTGTGACCGATAGTGCAGACATAGGCATATATTATACCCTATATAAAGAAGAAAAGGCTGAAAATAAAGCCTTGATAGAGCAGATAGGTTCCCTTAAACAACAGATAAAACAGTTGGAGTCAACGATTGAGGGGTTGCAGCAAAAACTTGTCGACCTCGTTTCGGGCAACGGGGATGCCCCGGGTGCAAGCATTGCCGGTGTTGGGTGATGCCCGATGGCTGTGTGAAGCCTAAGTTTTAAGGGATAAGGATTTTAATAACCGGCGCAAGCCAATAAATGACAAAAAATATGAACGATATTATTTTAACGAAATGGGAGAGACAATTAATGTTAGCTCTTAAAAAACATGAAGAGGTCGTGTTAGGAGACATTCCCCATTTTACACAAGAACAATTCAATATTTACTCCAAGTCTTTAGAATCAAAAGGTCTTGTATGTACAGATGAATGTGAAGAGGAAGGTGTATTCAGAGTGTATCTGACAGATGAAGGAGATTATTACCTGTCAATAAATCCTTTAGCAAAGAATCCTTTCTTAACACCTAACAGGAAATGGTTAATAACTACCTTTATTTCAATATCTGCGCTAATATTATCATTGATAGCACTGATAAAATAGTGATTGGAAGCTATCTTTTTCGTTCCTGTATGATAGCTTCCAGTTCTTTATTCCGTTTCATAAGTTTGTCCACCTCTCTAAACAGCATCTGGACACACCCCGATTCATCTTCATGCTTGACAGTTTTACCCACATAGTCCCCCTTTATCTTACAATATAAAGATCTCATAGCATGCCTATACATGGCCGCATCCCGATGATCGTCAATAAGCGTCCGGATGATACCTTTCCGATTCACCTCTAATTTAACAAAAACAACGTCGTCATCTTTGTGAATCTCTTCTTTCCGTTTCCCTATAGTTTTTCTGATCAGTTTTTTCCACATACTATCCTTTTTGTCCATAATATATGCTGTTTTATCCCTTTTCAGCCATAAAGATAGGTATTTTCAGCAAATAAAGGCCTGTTTTTATACTTAATTATCTAATAATCAACACTTAATATATGACTCATGATATATAACACACGAAATAAGGGTACACGAAAACCCGTAAAAAGCCCGATATTAACAATACTTAACCACTTATGCGGTATCGAACACGTCAAAAAAATACTGAGAAATGTCCCTCTAAGTGTCCCTCTAAGTGTCCCTCTTTTCTGTAAAAAACGTATTTTCGAGCATAAAAAAGGCGACATCCAAGCCCGTCACAGCCCGGAATGCCGCCCCAAAATGGAAACATTGCATAAATATCACTCAAACATCAATAAAACAGCTATTTACCACCACGTATCAAGTGCGATTGGATGATCATCGCCCTCCGGGTGATTTTACAGCTCCCGTCCGTCATTCCGGCGTGCAGGAGGCTGTTCTTCGTGATCCCCACTTCCTCCTCCGAGAGCGTGTCGAAGATAGCCGAAATCGACCCGAAATAGTAGTTCTTCTTTTCAAAAATCAGATGAACATGGATTACCTTTGTCATAACCTTATTTGCACGTTTTATGCTGCAAATATACCAAATAATTACTATTTGGAAGTATTTGAATAAACTATTTCTATTTACCAGCCAGAAAAGACAAAATAAAAGAGGCCATTTTAAAGCCTCTTTCTATTCTTCTCCGCTGTTCTATCCAATCGCCCCAACAAAACCAATTGTACAGCTTATCAGAGCCTATTTTACCCCTATTTCATCCATGCAAAACAATCAATGCGAAGTTTTATACCCCAACTGTGAACCAACTTCCCATTTTTCACCCTCTTTTCAATCCAAAATGCGAAGCAAATGGGAAGCATTGTGATTTTTCGTATTTCTTCCTGTCCTCCTTTATTTGTTGTATATCAATATCATACGTGTAATTGGTTTTACTTTTCGTATTTCCTCTTATAGAAGAGTGCAAAATCGGTGATGAACTGGTTCTCGGTGCCGATCTGAAGGTTGTAACCGGGCTTCGTCTGCCCGTTACGCATGGCATCCTCCTTCATTCTCATG